ACGGCAGAGCTTGTGGCGAAGTATTTCCGCAAGGGGCAGATGGCTGTGGCAACGGGGCGGCTGCAAATCCGGCAGTATACCGACAAGAACGGCCAGAAGCGCCGCACGGCGGAGATTCTGGTGAACAGTGTCTACTTCTGCGGAAGCAAAGAAAACGGCACTCAGGCCAGCTCTGGGGCTGGCAACGGATACAGCACGCCGTCGTATCAGGTTCCCACCCCTGCGGCGGACTTCGCAGAACTGGAAGACAACGATACACTATTGCCGTTCTAGGCCAGAAAAATCAATCTTTCCCTAAAAAGATTGACAGTATAGTTTGCATTTCCCTTGGCGGTGGGGGGTTAAACCGCCAACTCCAACGAAAGGAGAACCCTAATGACTGTTGAATTTACAATTCCCGGTGTTCCGCAGGGGAAGGAACGGCCCAGATTTACCAAAAACAGCGTTGCTTATACCCCCAGCAAGACCAAGGACTACGAAAAACTGGTAGCCTGGGCATACGAGTGCGAGGCCCACGGCAGAAAGTTTACCGGCCCAATCCGAGCGGATATAGCGGCGGTGTACGCCGTCCCTAAGTCGTGGAGCAAAAAGAAACAGGCGGAAGCTTGCGACAATTGGCTGCTGCCATTGGTAAAGCCCGACCTGGACAATGTGATAAAGGCTATTCTGGATGCCTGCAACGGTGTAGCCTACAAGGACGATGCAGCAGTAACTGACCTGACGATCTGTAAGCGGTACGGGACACGGCCCTGCGTGGTGGTCCGGCTTACTGGGGAGGAACTGACCGATGGCTGAACGGAGAATGTTTTCCAAAAAAGTCACGGACAGTGACCAGTTTATCGAGCTTTCCGCCTCTGCCCAAGCTCTATACTTCCACCTAAACCAAAGTGCTGACGATGACGGTTTCAACAACCAGATTCAAAACGCTCTATTCAAAGCGCACGCAAGTCTTGATGATTTGAAGGTGCTTATGGTGAAGAAATTCATCATCCGATTTGAAAGCGGCGTGATTGTCATTCGTCATTGGAGAATGCACAATACACTGCGAAAAGACCGATATACACCCACAAATTTCCGTGAAGAGTTTGCAAAATTGGGAATTTCGGATGATGGCTCGTATACAGATGGTTGTCAAATGGTTGCCGGACGGTTGCCAAATGGTTGCCAAATGGTTGCCCCAGGTAAGGATAGATTAGATAAGGATAGTATAGGAGAGGTTAATAATACAATCCTAACGGATTGTATAGGGCACTCTGACGAGTGCAGCGACCAAAAATCCTTGCCGAAGAAGACGAAAGCAAAGCGTTTTGTTCCACCGACCGTTGCCGAAGTAACGGCCTATTGCCAAGAACGTGGCAACAGGGTAAATCCTGAGGCGTTCGTGGACTTCTACGCCTCGAAAGGATGGATGGTGGGCAAGAACCCCATGCGGGACTGGAAAGCCGCTGTACGGACGTGGGAACGCTCAGAAGGGCGTGGACACAACGGCTCCGGAAACCGGGGTAACTACACCCAGCCGGATGATGATCTGGTGAAATATTTTTAGGTGGTGAGCACAGATGAACGCTGACGAGGCAAAGGAGCTGCTGGACCTGCAACGGCGGATGCAGCGGCTCCACGGGGTAACGCCGGAGCCAACCCCCAGGAACGAACTTGCGGAAGCCATGATCGATACCCTGGCTGCCAAGGCAGAGCAAGCCGCAGAAACGGATACTGAGTATCTGGCGGAGGACGGATTGCTCCATTGCAAAATCTGTGGCGGCAAACGGCAAACCGTTGTCCAGCTCCCATTCGAGGGGGCAGCGCCAAGGAAAATCCGCTGCTGGTGCCAATGCCCGACGGAATTCGACAAAGCCAAGGAGCGGGAGAAGGACGTGACCATCAGCCAGAACCGGAGCGTTTGCTTCCAGGGATTCGAGGAGCTGCGGAAATGCACATTCGATTTCGCTGACGCTGACACGCCCACAAAGCTGATTACAGCGGCGAAAAAATATGCCGATACTTTTCACGTAAGTTACAAGAAAGGGGCAGGAATCCTGTTCTACGGCCCTGTAGGCACAGGCAAAACGTTCCTCGCGGCTTGCATTGCAAATGAACTGCTAAAAAATGGCTACAAAGTACGTATGACCAGCTTCTCCGCAATCTCTGACGAGCTGTGGAACGCACCCAGCAAAGACGAGTACATAGCCGACCTGTGCAAATACCATCTGCTTGTTTTAGATGATCTTGGGGCAGAACGAAAGACCGAGTATATGCAGGAGATGGTGTACAAAATCGTCAACGCCAGGTATGTGGCGGGAGTACCGATGATTGTCACAACGAACCTGACCAAGGACGAGCTGAGCAAGGCCCCCGACATTACAACCGCACGGACATATGACCGGCTGCTTGAACGTTGCGTCCCGGTAGAGGTCACCGGAAAAAGCCGCCGCAGAGCCGCCGCTGCCGAAAACTGGGGCGAAATGCGGGAAATGCTGGGACTGAAATGAATTTAGGAGGAACCAAAATGAATATCAAAGCGGAATCAGGTGACACCCCATGAACTGCAAGATATGTCACACATCCCACACCCGGGACGAGCTGGACGACCGGGGCCGCTGCCGCTCCTGCCATGATGCGTACATGGCCACCCGGAACGGCCTCCACTACGGCGATTACATGGCTGCCAAACCCCGGCCCTATGTGCTGCCGGTGACGGTCACGCCCCTGCGGGAGCTGCTGGTCATGAATCCTGAAAAGATCTGCCGTATTTGCGGCAAGCCCATTCCGCCGGAGAGCGGGCGGCGCACCCTGTGCAGTCTGGAATGCCAGGCGGAATTCAACCGGCAGTCGGCAAAAGCCGCCCACGACAAGGCCAAAGCAGCCAAAGCGGCCCAAGAAAAGCCCCTGCGCCGCTGCGCCATCTGCGGCGAGCCGCTGCCCAGCAATATGCGCAAATACTGCTCCCCGGAATGCGCCCACATCGGGGCCATGAAAAACGAGAGGGAAAGCAAGAAACGCAGAGCGGAAAGGATGAAAAACTGTGAAAAACTCTGAGAACTCCGAGAAAACGCGGACAAAGAGCATGGAGAAAATGGGTGCTGCAAAAACCCCCAGAGCATGGGAAATGGAAATGATGCACCAGGTATGGGCAGCGGGCCTCCACGATGCGGCCAATTGCTTTCAGGATGCGCTTGAAGCAAAATGGAAGCTTGAATCTCAAGAGGTGAAGCCAAAAACAAACAGAGACAGAATCCGAGCCATGACGGATAAGGAACTAGCAAAAATCCTTAACGGCGGATGCCCTCCGGGAGGAGCAAAGTGCAACGAGCGCTGCGAGACCTGCTGGCTCGAATGGCTCCGCTCCCCGGTGGAGGAAAGCCATGAATGATTTGGAGCAAATGGCAATCGAACGCCTGAAAGCCGCCTCGGAAATGTCTATGATGGCGTATCAGCAGCCCCTTGTGATCTGCATTTCCGGCGGTAAAGACAGCGGTGTTATCACAGAGCTTGCCATTCGGGCGGGAATCCCCTGCGAGTTCCAGCACAACCACACCACGGCGGATGCCCCGGAGACGGTGCGGTTCGTGCGTAGCGAATTCAAACGGTTGGAGGAAAAGGGCTACAAATGCACCGTGAATATGCCGGTTTACAAGGGGAAGCGGGTGTCCATGTGGAGCCTGATTCCACAAAAGCTGATGCCGCCGACGCGACTAATGCGGTACTGCTGCTCCATCCTGAAAGAACCAGGCGGGGCGGGGCGGTTCATTTGCACCGGAGTTCGCTGGGCTGAATCTGCATCCCGGAAAAACAACCGTGGAATCTACGAAAAAATAGGCGCAACCAAGGAAAAAAAAATCATCCTTGCCAACGACAATGACGAAAAACGGATGCTTTTTGAAAACTGCCGCCTGAAAGCGAAGCGAGTTGTGAACCCGATTATCGACTGGACGGACGAGGATGTGTACGGATTTTTGGAAGACGCAAAAGTCCCGATGAATCCGCTTTACGCAGAGGGGCAATGCCGGGTTGGGTGTATCGGATGCCCGCTTGCTAGAAAAAAGGGACGTGAAGCGGAGTTCGGCCGGTGGCCGAAGTACAAGCAGCTCTACCTGAACGCCTTTGGACGGATGCTTGAGGCGCGAAAACAACAAAACAAGAAGTTCATGGGAAGGGTGGATTGGGTCACCGCAGAAGATGTGTTCCGCTGGTGGATGGAGTACGATGTTTTGCCGGGGCAGACCAGCATGGAGGACTATTTGGAGATGATGAGCGAATGAAAGTGCTTATAGCCTGCGAGGAATCCCAAACCGTCTGCGTTGGAACGTCATTTTGGGACAGTAAACGGAAAAGCAAGACTTTCCCCGGCATTGCCGATGCCATGGCAGAACAGTGGGGATGACACAAGCCCGGGGCAACCCGGGCGGAAAGGAGATAACAATGGAATGCAGAAATTGTGATTACTATAAAGCCAAAAACTGCAAACGCCAGTGTATGTTTTTACCGGATGGAATGACTTGTGGGGATTGTATCAACATTGATTGGTGCAGCAAAGTGTACGGGATTAAGCATCAATATACTTCCTGCGATTTTTAGCCAATCAGGTTCAAAGCCAAAGTAAAAGGGAGTGTTGACAATGGCTAAAGCGGTGCTTATCAGCATTCGCCCGGAGTGGGTGAACAAAATTATCTCCCGTGAGAAAACGGTAGAAGTCCGAAAGACCCGCCCTAATCTTGGAACGCCATTCAAGGTATACATCTATTGCACTGATGGTTTTGGAAGGAACACAGTCAATATTCCTATAACCAAAGAGCAACTTTGGAAACATTACGCAGAAACAGACTCGATGGAATGCTTGAATTGTCCTATTGGTAATCAAAAAGTAATTGGGGAATTCGTCTGCGATGATATTTTGAAAATTGATAAGCGTGGGATGGTGGAAGAAAACTTTGATTATTGCTATGCCGCCCTCAATGAATGGGGGAATGATGACATTGCGCTCTACATAAAAGCTGTCCGCAGGTCCTGTGTTCCACGAGAACAGCTCAATGAATATGGTAAAAATGTGAACTTCTTGTACCTGTGGAAAATTTCAAAATTGAAGATTTATGAAACACCGAAGGAACTGACAGAATTTCACGCTTGGAAAAAATGCAAATCATGCAGCAAAAGCGGGTACGAAAGCACAGCCTGTGCCTACGATGAAAATTGCATGGTTCCGGCAGTGATTGCCAAAGCGCCCCAGAGCTGGTGCTATGTGGAGGAATTAGGAAATGGATAAAATCATATTAAAGCACTGCCCGTTGTGCGGGGGGCATCCACAACCAATTCGAGTCGGGGACAGGAAACAATATGTTGTCTACCGTTGCGAAGATTGCACGTTGCCGTGTTATGAAGCCAGTATAACCGGATACGGAGCAATGAAGGTATGGAACCTGCATGTTGAAAAAGCGCTACGGAGGGGGACAGACAATGACTGATTATAACAAACCGGGAAGTGGCGATTGAGATTGCTGCAAAACGAAAAGAAGGAGGTAACATTTTGATTACGTTGCAAAGCAAATTGGATGGTTTTTCAGACGATGTGCAGAACATTGAAGATACAGAACAATCTGTAATTCCACTTCCGTGTAACGGGAAGTTAAGTCTCGGACAAGCCGCTGGCATTTTCAAATATCGTCTGGACGATAAAACCATCCCTATCTGGGCGAAAGTTCTTGCAATCGAAAAGATTGCAACCCTTGAAACGCTGAACGGCGTTACAAAAGATGAATTGCAACACGCCATCCAATGGATTTTCGAGTATTACCAGTTTGAAGTATAGGATGGTGAGAAAATGAGACTGATTGACGCTGACGAGCTTCGTCGCAGAATTATAGCATTTGGAACAGGAAGCAACACCACATATCTGACAGTAGCGAACATTGTGATGATGATAAATAAGGCTGATACCGTGGATTCCGTGCCGGTGGTTTGCCGTATGTAAAGGCTGACGATTTTTGCAGCTATGGCCAGCGCCGAGACCAATCTGCGGACGTGCGCAATATGGGACAATTTGCCGGAGGCGGCAATATGGATGGAGGTGGAACCGATGTCCACTGACCGCCGCCGTGCCCTTGCTGACGGCCTGTTAATCCTGCTGGCCGTAATCATGCTCCTGGTGGTCTTCTGCGCCGCCTGGAGCCACTTCGACCGCCTGGGGTGGGTATGCTTCGTGCGTGCCCTACCCTTCCCGGGCTGGGTAAAATCAACCCTATGGGGGTGGACATAGTGTACGACTACAGGCTGCAATATTTCAAGTGCTGTGAGAACTGCAAAAACCGCCACCCTTGCTGCTCAGACAAGTGCCTGGATTATTTTATGGCAAAATCCATAAAGGGAGCCGCTGAGCAACTGGAACGGGAACGGTTCATAGAACACAGAAGATGGGTAAACGGAAGAAAACAGAGGTGACAACAAGTGAGTATAAAGCAAATTGAAGAAATCGTTGATAAATTCGATGGGAAGCTGACGGATGAGGAAGCGTTCTATCTTTGGGACCGTTGGCGCAGGTATGTTCGCTATGACGCTTCCACGGAGTGGCAAGAGGCTGCATGGCCATTCCTCGAACACGCCGTTGCAGATGGTTTCCAATTAGGGATGTCTGTTCTCA